TCAGTTACCCTCCTGTGGAAATTTGAAACGCGTGACCAGCCGTTTGGCCCAGGGTAGGCTCAAACGGCTTTCGACAACGCCGTGGCCAGAATAGGCATGCACAAACCGGGCACTTTCGGCCTCAGTGACGATACCCACGTGCTTGGCAACCGATCCTTGACGCATGCGAAAAAGCAAAACATCACCAGACTCGATCCCATCTGAACGAACTTCGGTCAAATGCCTGCACGCCGCCGCCCACAACTGCTCTTCGCCCTGAGGCTCGGACCAATCCATCGAATAGGCTGGAACCAGCTCGGGCTCTTGCCCGAACAGTTCCCGCCAGACACCTCGCACCAGCCCAAGGCAATCGCTGCCCGCCCCCTTGGTCGAGGCTTGATGCACATACGGTGTGCCAATCCACGATCTGGTGACCGACACAATCTTGCTTTGTTCAGGTGTCACCGGAGGCTCCCCCCAGTGTTTTGGCCGGTCTGCTTGGGTACAGCCAACACCCAATCCTCGGATGGGATGTCGGGGAAACCCTGAAAGTTCAGCACGTTATTGAACTTCAAACGACAAGTCTCTAATCGCTTGTCGCACCCGGCCAACAGTTTTACGGTATCGCCCACCTGTAAGCCGCCACGCATAGGTTCCCACAAATGGATGGCACGCATGTCCCCGTCATTGAGATCGCGTTTGATCAACCCCCACAGGCCATTGGCAGAACCCGACAAAACATTCAGCCGTCCACGCTCGAACCAACCGGGTTCGAACCCAGGCAGTTCTTTCCACCGCAGGACCAACCCGTCTTCAAAGGCCTCAACCTCAAGCTCGACGGCATAACCCGGCTCGTTTGTGTCAAAGCGGCAAGCGCCATCGCCTAGAACCGCAGTGCAGGGCTTCTGAAAAATGCGCCCGGTCGGCTGGTTCAGGGCTTCAGTCAGGCCACGCAGTTCCGCCTGAAATGCATTACCCGTCCGCCGCAGTTCGCCAATCGTACCGCGAAACTGCATCCAGCGCATGTCCGTGTCCGCCCAGTTGACCAGCCACGCTGTCACCTCGGCCCCATCAAAGCGGCCCGCTTCGATGTCCTCAGCCCGGACCGACAAGTCGCTGATCGCGCCCAAGGCTTCAGTGTTGTCAACAGACAGCCCCGTGCTCTGTTCAACCGCCAAAGCCGTCAGCCCTGTGTCAGCCTTGAACTCCAACCCATCAAAACTCAACGACCGGTCATGATCGGTGAAACCGTATTCCCGGCCATCCGATCTGCGAATGGCCCAGCACCGCGCCAAAGTGGTCATGCCGGTGCGCAAATGTGATTTGAAACGTTCATCCATTGGCCTGCTCACACTCTCACTTCGACGACGGGCACATTCGGTACATCGCCTGCTTGAAAACTCGCGACACTCGTCTGGATCCCGTCGGTGTCAAAGCGCACTGGCACATCAAATTCGAACCCCGCCACAATCTGCAACTGCTCTGTCGGGGGATGGACAAAAACAACCTCACCCGTGGTCAAGTCCAACGTGTAGTCCACTGTCTCTTTCAACTCGTCCTGTTCGATACCAATTCGAACGGAACCCAGAACCGGCTTGGTGATCGGTCGCTGATAAGTATATTCGCCCGACCGATAAGTCTTGCTCAGTTGAAAGCGTGTGGTATGGCCGTCTCCCGTTGCGATCACCTGGTCGTCAAAAGACACCTCCTCCGTCGCTTTCGAAGTTTTGAAATCCGACCAATCTTTCCAGCGGAACCCGAACATCTGCCCCTGGCGCGCCTCGTAGAACGCAATCAGTGTCTCAATGTCGTCCAGCGACCGCATCCCCAGCCCCGCGTCGTAACGACGGCGTGAATGCGCCCATGGAGTGTTTCGCTCCTCGAACCCATTCGCCAGAGTCACGACTTCGGTCCGACGCACTGGTCCACCAACCGAACCAAAACTCAAGTTGGCGGGAAATCTCACCTCGTGAAAATTCATGTCTCTCTCCCCGTCTTAACGATTGCGGTTGCCGCGGTTCAACGCGCGCGCCATCTGCGCCGCGATTTGCCCCTGCGAGCGCTGAAAGCTCTGCGCGTCCGGTGTCGAAATATTCATGACCACGCTCACAGGGCGTCCACCGCCCGCGCTGCGCACGCCAAGCTTGCCGTCGGCACCGCGTGTCAACGGCATGATCGCCTCAGGACCTGCTTCGCCCATCAACCCGGTGCCGCCACGCATGGGAAAGGTCACTGGGCCATTGACGACGCCACCATTGGCAAATGGCATGACACGGCCTTGGGAAAAGCTGCCGCCATTGGCAAATCCAAACAGGCCGCCGACAAAATCGCCTATGTCGCTGGACAGCGACCCCGCGATACCGTCGATGGCCGGGTTCACCGCAGCGTTGTAGGTCGAGCGTACAACAGAGTTAGCCGCATCTTTCAGCACATCCGAAAGCTTGCCGCCCTCGAACACCAGATCCTCGAACGCGCCTTTCAGGCCCGAGCGCATACCGCGCTCCAGACCCGACATATCCTTGACCAGATGCGCCAAAGCTTTGTCGGTCGTTTCAGACGCGCGACCCAACTCAGCCAAGCTCAGGTTGGTTCCACGCACCGCCTGGGATGCATTCTCGCTGGCTTCTTCCAGCTCGATTAAGCTCTCACTCTCCGCCATCACATTCTCCATCTTTCTGGCCTAGGTACTGGTCCGGATATGCCGCAAGCAGCGCATCCAGGCCGGCCCGATTCAGCGGGGCCAAGGCACCGCCCTGTCCCAGCATCAACCTCAATTCGGCAGGTGTCAGACGCCAGAATTGCTCTGGCGTCAGTTTCAGCCCGTACAACCCCGCCTGCATAAGGGCGGGCCAGTCGAACCTGTTCATGCCTGTTCCGGTAGAACAAAGGCTCGCGCCAGCAGGGTTCCCGCTGCACGCGCCGCCGCCAGCGGTCCGCCCTCAATCTCGGCCTGCAGCAAGTCGGCCTTTGCGACATTCGCGCCGCCGCCCCGCAATCCGGCTAAGACCAGAGCCAGCACATCACGGCTGGAAAACTCTGCCTCTTCAAACCGTTGCACCAGCTCGATTAACGAACCGCACTCCAGGCTGCCTTCCAACTCGGCCAATGCACCCAACGTCAACTTGAGCACCCGCCGCTCTCCATCGATGGTCAAAGCCACCTCTCCCGTCCACGGATTGGCCATCGGATTACAGCGCCGTAAAGTTCAGCGCGCCGGCACTTGCCAGGCTCAGTTCATAGGTTGCTTCGCCATTGTGCGAGCCCGCGTATTCGATTGCGGTCACCTGGAACGGCCCCTCGACGGTGCCAAAGTCCGGGATGATCACTTGGAACGCCGGAGTCATACCGTCAAAAAACAGCTGACGTGTACGTTCATCGGTGCTTTCGTCTTTGAACACACCCGAGCCCGAGATCGAAGCCGATTTCACACCGGCGCCCGACAGCAATTCACGCCAACCTCCCTGACTCTCCAGGCTTGTCACATCCACGCTCTCGGCGTTGAAACTGACCCGCGTGGCCCGCAGACCAGCAACTGTTTCGAACTGGCCAGCGCCGTTCATGTCCACCTTGATCAGCAAGTCTTTACCGTTTTGAGCACCCATATCGTCTCTCCAATGATAGGTTGATTAGTTGTCTTCCACGCGGGCGTGGAACCTCAGGTCGATCTGACGGAATTGCCCGGTCGAACCGGTTTTCTTGGCCGTGGCCCGATCAAACCACAGGCCCACGACACGCCCCCGTGTCAGGGTTAGCGAGGTTGCTCGCAGCGCGTCACCAATGGCCACGGCCAATTCCTTGGCCGCCGCAAAACCCGACACCTCAGACATCACCGTGACGGTGAAACGATGCCGTGCGCCCTGCCCGGTCTGATCAGATGCATCGCGCACGTCCTCAGGCCCCAGCAGCACGTAGGTTTGCGGCAAGGTGCCCGTAGGCAACGCGTCATAGATCGCATCGCCGATCAAACTATCTACTTGGCTATCAGCCTGCAAAACCTGATACACAGCGCTTTGCAACGCCGCCGCCGCTCCATAGCTCATACCGCCACCTCTTCATCTGCAAAACATGTCAGGTACATTCCGGCCGGATCGCGCTCGGCCACGGCCCGGATCACAAACACCCGATCGCCTTCACGAAAGCGCTGGTCCGGTGAAGGACGGCTGGCCGCCCCCATAGGCGCGTTCCGAACCACAATCTTGAACCTCATCTGCGAGCGGGCGGCACCGCCCACGCGGCGCTCGGCCCCTGTTCGGGCTGCCACCTCGGCCCATAGCTGCCCGACTGTGGTCCAGGTTTCAGTGAACCCCCCGGCGCCATCTGCAGCGCGCGCAGGGCGCTCCAACGTCAATCGACGGTTCAGGTGTGGCCGCTTCATTGCGCCGCCCCCAGGCCAAAGCGAACCGTGCGATACCGCTGGATCAGGCTGGTCACGCCAAAGGGCATGCACCCGTCGCTCAGCGCCGTTTCGTCGCGATATTCATAGTAATGCGCTGCCAACAACAGCACCGCATGCCCAAGATCCGCAGGCAAACCACCCCAGTCCGCCGCCATACCCGCGTTGAAGGTGATCTTTGCTGATCCTCCGGTCAAAATCACCGGCAGCAAGGCACCATCCGGGCGCAAGCGCGGGCGCTGACTATCTTTTTCCAACCGGTAATCTTCCGGAGCAACAACCGTTTCTGCTCCAACTGCGCTCGACAACACCAGGGTCGAGATCTCCCGCACGGGCGACACTGGCAGCGCTTCACCTGAACGGTCACGCCAGGAGTTTACACTCCAGGAAAACTCCCGCGTGATCAGAACCTTACCAATGCGGGCCTCAATCGCCGCAATCGCGGCCACCAGAAACCCGCGCAGCGTGCCATCCTGAACCGTGTCATCGGCAAAGCCGCTGCCCAACCGCATATGCGCCTTGAATTGTTCCACCGGCAGCGCCGTCACCGGGATCGTGGTTTCTTCGATCAACATCATCGCTTCTCTCCGCAAGCTCGGGGCCGCAAACGGGCCAAATCCTTCGGATAACTGCGGGCATACGCCGCCTCACGTTGCTCGGACGGAGGGGAGCAGCTAGACAACGCAAGGACCCATTCCCGACGCATGCCCGCCCCGGAACCGGCGAACCGGCCCCAGCATCAACACCGCTTACGCGGTGCCGAATTTCAGCAGCTTGATCGCAGCAAAGTCGCTCACGTCACCGCCTACACGCTTGGTGGCATAAAACAGGACGTGGGGCTTGGCGCTGAACGGATCACGCAAAACGCGCAGATCAGGACGCTCGGCCACGGTGTACCCGGCAGCAAAGTCGCCAAAAGCGACGGAATAACTGTCAGTGCCCGCATCCGGCATGTCCTCGGCAATGACCACCGGGTAGCCCATCAAGCGTGCAGGCTCAGCCGCGGCCAGACCATCGGACCACAGGAAGCGGCCATCGGCATCCTTCAGCTTGCGGATCAGGCCGGCAGTCTTCGAATTCATCACAAAGGCGCCGTTGGCGCGGTACTGCGCACCCAGGGCATAGACCAGGTCGACAATGTCGTCCGCGTCGACACCACCGGCCACGCCAGACGCGACATAGCCGATGTTGCCCCAGCTCCAGCTGTCGTTTTCAACTGCCGTGTGATTTAGAAAGCCGCGCGGCTTGTCTGCGCCGTCACCGTTGACGAACGCATCCGCCTCGGCACGGGCAAACTTGTCCGCAATACGGCCCGCCAACCACCCTTCGATATCGAACGCACTGTCATCCAACAGACGCTGCGACGCCTTGGGCAGAGCCGACAGTTCGTGCAGCGGGATCGAGATACGGTCGATGGACGGCGTGCCGGTTTCTGCAGTGGCCGAGGTTTCATCAGCCCAACCGGCACTGACGTCGGTGTGGTCAATCAGCACGTCGAACGAGTTCGACTCGACGTTCACCACATTGGCAATCGACCGGATTGATGCCGTCGATTTCAGAACCGACTTGACGGTGTCCGCAGTCTGTGGATCGACCAGGTAGCCGCCATCGCTGTTTACGGACGTTGACAACGATTTGCCTTCCATGTTCAAGCCACGCAAGGCGTCGTCGTCACCTGAACGCACATAGGCGTTGAACGCCTTTTGATGCGGCGCACCCTCGTCGATCGAGGCGGCCAGATGCGGACGTGCCGCGAATTGAGATTTACGATCCAGCATGGTCAGTCGCTCTTCTGTCTGTTTCAGTTTGAATTGCACTTCGTCTTGAAAGCCCTTGAATTCACTCACAAAGCCGGTCACTGCCTGCTTCACATCCTGAACCAGGGGCGCACCCTCTCCGGCCAAGGCCGCGATATCGGTCTTGCTCATCAGCACGTCCTTTTCTTGGGTGTGTTTGCCGCGCCGTTACCTGCGCGCCATTTCACGCCGGGCGTTGTCAAACACCTCGACAATACTGCGCCAGGTGTCCTCGACTTCGGGGATCGTCCCCTTTGCCGCAACTCGCGCACTGGGAAGCATCGGGAACGTCACCAGTGACACCTCCCACAGCTCCAGTTCGGTCAAGAGCCGCTGGCCCTTGTCATTCTTCGTCGCCCGTTTGGTGCGATAGCCAATCGACAGCCCGTCAATGGCACCAGCCTGAATCAAAGCCGCTGCTTCGCGCCCTTTCTGGGTGGTCTCCAACAACCGCCCCTTGACCCAAAGACCCCTGTCGTCCTCGCGCACCTCGTCCCAGACCCCGATGGGTTGCGCCGGGTCGTGCTGCCACAGCATCTTGACCCGCTGACCCGAAGAACTCAAAGTTTTGAGGGAGCCCCTATAGGCCCCTTTTCGCACACTATCGCCGCCCTGATCGGTCTCCCCAAACAGGCTCGCATAGCCTTCGATCACGGCGTCATCGGATACGGTCAAACCGTCACCGAAACGCGCGAATTTGTGTTCAAGTCCAGTATCAATTTCCATAAGATACTCCTCGTAACTCACTGATGTTTCAATTTGCGGCGGCCGTCAGAACCGATTGGAATGCTTGAGCCAGAATTACCGCGACCACGCCGTACACCGTCAGCCACAGACGTTTTTCCAGCCGTTCTATTACCTCTTCTAGCTGCTCGAGTCGGCGGTTGATGTGCTCCAGTTGAATGGTCACCACTCGTTCATGCGCGGCCAGTTTCAAACCCGGCGCACATTCGAACGTCGGATGCCCATTGCCATCAACCATCCGAGTCACCACTCACCGCTGGCAACCCCAACAGGGCACGTTTTTCGGCATCCGTCAGGAAACCCGCACCGGTCACCCGCGACCACTGCGCATCCCGCTCCGAGGCCAAGGCAGGCACCTGATCAAGGTCCGGCTTCAACGTCAGTTCCTCGCCATTGAACCCCGACAGCCACTCTACCAGCGCTGCCGCCACCCGCGTCACCAGGGGCAGAACCGTCAGGCGGTAAAACGCCCGGTTGGCCTCCTGATAGTTCGAATAGGTCGCGTCGCCCTGGATGCCCAGCAACATAGGCGGCACCCCAAAGGCCAAAGCGATCTCGCGGGCGGCGGCTTCCTTGGTCTTTTGAAACTCCATATCCGAGGGCGAAAAGCCCATCGGCTTCCAATCCAATCCGCCCTCCAACACCATCGGACGCCCCGCATTGCGTGCACCCTGATAATTGGCTTCGATCTCGTCACTCAAACGGCGGAACTGATCCTCGGCCATAACCCCCTGACCGTCGCCACCATTCCAAACCAGAGCACCAGAAGGGCGCGCCGCGTTATCCAACAGCGACTTGGACCAGCGCGAGGCACTATTGTGCACATCCACCGCCATCGCCGCCGCCTGCATCGGTGCAAAGCCGTAATGATCATCCTGCGGATGGAACGACTTGATATGGCAGATCGCCTGCGCATCAAACCGATGCTTCTTGGCCCCCACCGTATAATCAAACGCCACCGGCCAACCGTCCGTACCCGGCACCACCGACATCCGGTCCGAACGCAGTACATGCAGCTCCAACGGCAGACCATCCTCGGCCTGCACTGCCTCGACATAGGCGTTGCCCGACAACAGCAGCTGACCAAACAGCGCCTCCATCAATTCGGCCCGACCTTGCGCGCCGTTTGGCCGCTTGATCAGCGACAGCAGCGGATGCACCTCAAAGCGTTGTTCACGATCCTGCAACACCAGCGGCAACGCCGCCGCTGCCTCGGCGATCAGCTTGACGGACCGGAACCCCACCGGATTGCCAGCAAACCCTGTCCGCGTCAGCGATGCCGTGTCCCGCGGGCTCCACGCCACACGGCCGCCGGTCTGCCAGGCTACAATCGGACCTGCTGCGCTTGCCTTGCTTTCGGGCGCTTTGCCCCCGGCCCCATTCCCGGCACCACGTCGCAAGAAATCGAAAACCATATCTGATGCTCCTATCTGCTCACCGCTGCGCCGGACGCGCTGCTCGGCCTGTTGATGAGAGTTATCGCTAAAGATTGTTGAAGGCTTGGAAACAGTGCGAACGCTACTGCCGCAACACCTGGGTCACAGCACCCGCACACGCGGACGTCGGAACTGCGACGCAGGGGCAATCATCAGCTCATGCATGGCCCATACCAACGCATCCACGCGGTCGGGCGATCCCTGCCCCTCGAACCCATGCGCTGTCATCTGGCACATCTGTTCCTCCAATTCGGACAGATCCCCTACATGGCGCACCTTGTCCTGCTCATACAAAGCCGCCACAGGTTCCGCCCGTGCGACCTTGCCCCGCGAGGCATGGACCCCCTTGTACGGCACCAAAGGATCGATCTGGCGCACAACCTCCTCAACCAACTGTCCGCCCTGATTCACCTCGGCCACCAGCCGCTCGGCTCCGAACTCATCCATCGCCGCGATCGCTGCAGCAGCCCAGCCAGACGGCCCCTTGCCGCGCACCGTGCGATCTGCCAGCACATATCCGCGCCAGTCCTGCGGTGGGCCTTTCATCTGCACACCCGCGACAACGATCCCGCATTCATCCGCCCGCGCGCCGGACGTCACAGACGGGTCAATCGCCACCACAACCCGATCCAACGCAGGAGGCTCTGATTTGCGCGCCCGTTCCAACTGTTCCGATGACCACAAGGCCCCCTCAGCGTCCTGCAACAAAACCCCATCCAGCTCTTGCCGCCCCAACCGCGTCCCCGCATAGCGCGCCCGCACTTCTTCCAGAAAAGACGCTGCCAGATTGGCCCGGTTGGCTTCGGTCGGCGCGCGGGTCGTCACCGTCGACGGCGACTCAAGCAACTGTTTCAAAACGCCAACATTGCGCGGCGTGGTCGTCACGCACACCTGCGGCCGGTCCCCCAACCGCAGCGCAAACTGCAGCATGTCCCAAGTCTCACCTGCCTTTTTCCACTTCGCCAACTCATCGACCCAAGCCCCGTCAAACTGCGGCCCGCGCAGCCCCTCGGGGTCATGCGCCGAAAACGCCTGCGCCTCGGCCCCATTGGGCCAGGTTAACTTGCGCTCTGACGCTTTCCACACCGGACGCCGATCCGGCGGCGAACACTGCAAAATGCCACTGTCGCCAAAAATCATCACGTCTCGCAGCTGATCAAACGTCTCGCCAATCAGAGCGATGCGTTTGCACCGCCCTTCGTCCAGCGGTTTGCTCCCCTCAGTGATCGAACGCACCCATTCGGCCCCGGCGCGCGTCTTGCCGGCACCTCGCCCGCCCATGATCACCCAGGACCGCCAATCCCCCTCAGGCGGCAGCTGATGTGGCAGCGCCCAGAACTCAAATAGGAAAGGGAGGGCACATAGCCCTCCCTCCCCGATCTCACTCAGAAATGTCTCGCGTGTCGCAGCAGGTGCGGAGGCGAGCCAACCTGCACCCGATCTCAAACCGAGCTCGGTCAAGGTCGAGCGCATAGCCTCCTTGGGCAATTCCGGCCTGTCTGTTGTGTTGTTCGACAAAACTCGTCTCCACTTTCTGACAGTTTCGGATCAGCCCCTCGACCGATCCCAACTGCTTGCTGGTTCCAGCAAGATTTGCATCCTCCCCGGTCTCGATCTGCTTGCGCAGGTCTTCCGCCGCTTGCCGCAAATCGCGAATGGAATTCTCCAGGGACTGCAAAAGTTCAGCCGTCTGCGAAATCCGCTCCTCCGGGGTAATCAAAGTCAT